CAGCAGTATTAGATACTTGTAAATATCCGCCACTCGGCGAACTAGGTAGAAAAAGTATATATGGTGTACCAGATGTCGGTGCTGATAGAGAAATATTAGAACCAAGACTAGGCGCAGTACCAAAATTAAAACTAAGAACACCAGCACAAGTACTACATCCTGTTAAATTAATACCACTAGTATAGGCAACAGTGACAGTATTACTAACAATGGTAATTAGAGAGTTACCTTGAGCTGAAGTACCAGTCCATAGGGGAATAGTATTTGCCGTACCACTACCTGTTATTCCACCGCCAGTGCCATTAGCCTGTGCTGTAATAGTTCCCTGAGTAGTAATAGTCAGGTTACAGTTAGTACAACTACCGGCAGAAACACCTGTAGCAGCTTCACTTACAGAACCAGTTGTCAAGATAGGTGATGGACTAAGCGTTATGCCAGTCCCTGCATTAAGTTGTGTAAGACCACCGCCTCCTCCACCAGCTATGGCAGTAAAACCAGTACCAGTACATATAACAAGTGTACAACTACGATATGTAGCACTTGTTACATTATAGTATAGTTGACCAAGTCCTACAGTAACTTCTCCGTCTGCATAGGCATAGGATAAAACTGGATTAGGTCCAATACGTACAGAGGGCGGCGTCAGTGTTACCGTTTGTGTTGCACCTTGTATAAATACAGACTGACTATAACAAGGTGAAGCACTAGCTTGTGGACATACAGTAAAATTCCACATGCTTCCGGCAGGTGATATAGATGAGTTAGGGGTAACAGTCAGTGTAGCCCCACCACTTCCACTAAGACTACCAGACTGTTGTTGATTTGGGACAGGTGTCGTAGTACCGGTAATTACCCAATTTTGTGTACCACCACCACCTGCTGTTCCGACAAGTGTTGCAGAATATGTTCCATTATTCCAGGTCTGATTATCCGGTGTGTCTGTCACTTGTAGAGTAACAGTCGTAGATTGTCCATAGGAGAAAGAAATAATGGACAATAACAAGAAGAGTGAACAAATAAATTTTCTCATTATTCCTATCCCGTTCTAAAACTATTCTACTACTAATTTTTATTTATGATATATTCGGACTGTTCCAGTAGCAGTGATACCGGCCTGTGGCACAACTATACCATCTGCCCAACCAACATTACCAGTACGAACAGTTTGTAAATCGCCTGCGCCATGTAGAAAAGCAAAACTTTTACCATTCGCTTGATTAACAGTTGCTGTATCAGAGGCGTTAGTATACTGTTCAAACTCTATCTGATAGATGTGTACTTTTCCAGTCAAAGGCCATACAGTCACTGGCCCTGCTGCTACGTCAGCGGCAGTAACTACCCAAGGATTGCTAGTTTGATCCATTTATAACTCCTAGTCTACTGCTGTCGTCGTAACACGCTGCCAATCAGTATTCGCGCCAGCATTGGCAACTTTTAGATATTGTTTACCCGCCGTAGAAAGATAAATGCTTCCAATAGCAACAATGTTACTTACTTCGCCAAGAACTCCTGCGCGAGTAGTCTGATTACCAATAAAGAGCCCTACGCCCGGATTAGGCGCTCCGGGCGTTGGTGTGCCTGTATTAACATTAATAAGAGAATTTAGAAATGCAATTACTGGAGTTTGTGCCATTGTTAAGATTTCTCCTAATACGTAATATCATCCATACTAGCCAAAATTTGATCCTGATCTGTCAATTTTGGATCAGGCATTAGTTCATTAGAAGGATTAGTGAAGACCTGCGAAATTGCTGCTTCTGTCTGTCCAACAAGAGGTCGACCGGATTTGGCCGTGTCATAACAATACTGGTGACATAACAACAAGCCACGTTGCCAATCCATCTCAGAAATATGAAAACGAAAACCACAACGAGCGCAAATATGCCATGGTCCCACTAATACTGATCTTTTACCTTTAAATGGCATAAACTTTAAAGTGTGGCTCCTTTTCGGGGTTTATTAAGTTATTAAACCGCTAGGTAAAGGAGCCACCTAAACCCTAGCGGCTGTCTACTGTCCCCGCAAATTGACAGCAGACAACTTGGTGATAATCATTTATTACCTTCTTGCTGCTGCCTCTGATGCTGCAAGCCTTGCAGCTACTGATACAGAAGCACCAGCAGAATCATCAATGTCCAAAAGAACACTACCACTACCAGCAGCAGTTGGTGTTCCAGAGACATGAAGATTATTTCCCGAGTCTAGAGATGCATTAAGACCGGGAGGTAATGGATTCGGAGAAGCGGCATCAACAGAAACAGAATAAGGTGGAGTTCCGCCCGATACCGCTCCAATAGGCCCGCTATCACCAGCTACTCCAACGGTGAAAGATGCACTTCCAGAAGTAGGCGTTACTTGCAAGGCTGAAGTTGTCGAGTTAACTGCGATACTGACTGCAAATTGTACTTGCGCCATAAATTCCTCAACTTCCTTTCTATGTTCAATTAACCAACGGAAAAACTTACAAAGTTCCCAGATTGTTACTCTTTCTTTATTTCTTATTTCTTCTTTTCTTTCTTCTGGCTCCTTATAGTTATCCATTATTTTGTTCCTGTTCCCCAGCTAGCAGCAGTTTTACTATCTGCTGGCTTTAGCGGTGCTGGTTGTTGTGGTTGTTCTTTAGTTGGTGAAAATGGTTGTGCCGCTTTCACACTTCCATCTTTATTTACAATCCCGCCCTTAGCAAAATACTCTTCTGCGCCATTTGCTAAAAGATGGTTATCAAACTGGCTCTTTGCAGCCGCTTCGGTTCCTACGCGACACTGAAAACCACAGACACATTCTGCATAATATTTGTATTGGGAGAAATTCCCTGGAACTTCTTTGAGTACAATTAATTTATGAACATTACCTGCCATTATCTGCTCCTTATCATACGTCGTCTTGGTAAATATGGCTTCTTTGTTAATAGTCCTAATTAGCTACTAAGGACCGTTGCTTCCCCATACGCCCACCCAGTTAGCAGGAATAACTGCAAAGCGCATAGTAGATTTATGTTTAAGTGCTCCCGTATCGAAATCATCATCAAAATCCATCACAGCCTTCATGCGCCATTTAAATTTCAGATGATGATATTGTTTATCGCACAGAGCAAACCAAGGAGCATCGGCAGTAAGATAATGACCAATAATATAGCCAAGATCTTCACCAAGTAACGAGTTAATTTCATTAGTCGCCGTTCCTGGTTTACCGGGACTACCTAACAGCTCGCGAGATAAATATCTATTCGCAGGAGCAATAAGAAGAGATTTAGGTTTATAAGTAACCGGCATACCCACAGCATCCGGCATACGCTCAAACTGATTCGTCATAAGCTGAATGCCAGCATAAGACAAATCAATATCCGTAGCAGGACGATTTGGATATGTACCAGGGGCACTAATAATATTAGCCGCACCCGGCGTAATATTCGTCGCAGCCGTGCCACCCAATAATGGATGTTGATTATTAAAGAGTGTCACACCATCAATACTAGTAATAACACTAAAACCCAAGTTAAAAATATTCCAAGGTACCTGTTCTTCGGTAAAACGGTTAGAATGAGAGAATGCCTCGGGAATTTGTTTAATGATCCCATATTGGTCGTCATCGTACAACTCAAAAGAAGCACGAGCACCAATAGCATAGGTTAGAGGTATAGCCCTGATTGTACCACCTTGAATTAGTGCTTGATAGAATATGGGACTATTCTCAAACTTAATCGGAGTCGGTCCCATTCCAGCAAATTCTAATTCATCTTCATAAGCACCCGTCATGGATTCGACATTAAACACCGCAGGATATTCAAGCTCCCTTTGATGCATATCGTTCCATTGGACGAAGATTTTACGTTCGCCACGGGCCATAAGCTGTGCATAAGCTCCGCGTACCATTGACATATTAAGATAACCTCAGTTAAAAATTAAACCCATTGAAAACTTGACAAAACTAATAACTCTTAGTCTACTACACCGCCAATTGCATAGCTGCTTTGAGGAACTTAAACAAAATTCGTGCATTAGCTATACTGCCGTCGATAGGATCAAGATCGTACATAATAACCACGGTATTCGTACCCGGCGTTACTTTAGCAAAGTCGATGTACGCATGGCCATTAGCATCGAAACTGACACCATACTGACTGCCAATATTGGCTTTCGTTGGCATAGTAGCGGCTCCGGTGTTATTATCCGTCTGCCCACGGAAAATAGTATTCTCCGTAGCTTCAGCATACACCGTACCACCAATACTAAACGGAGCACCTTCTGGAATATTTACAGCAGCAGGTTGATTTGGTACACTACCAAATGTTGTACCAGTTCCAGGAAAGCCTACAGGAGTAAATGCACCGGGATATCCTTTTCCAGCACTAGCAAGGTTATGTGCATCCTCATCAGAAACTCCGAGAATGCCAGCGGTAATAGTAGCACCATCCCACTGCTGAACATTACCTGCATTTAGTTGTACTGGAACACCACGCAAGAAGGTCTGACCAGCAGCTTCTGGCATAGTATGTGTTAAATCCGTAGCATCATCCGTAGTCTCTACAACTTCAAACGGAATATGGTTTGCTAACAAAGATGCCATTTGTATCCTTCCTTAAATTATGTAATTTATCTTGCTAAACTTACTTTTAATCTACAGCAAAAAATTCTACGGGTTCTCTACCGAGAGCATTTTTATATTGATTATAACGAGCACTGGCTCCCGGTGTAGAACTTATACCTTGACGAAACTGCATATTTGCCTCTGCGAGACCTGCTTCTTTTGTTTTTTGTAATTTATTGACGGATTTAATAATATTCGTCTTATAAAGTTCCATAAGACGAATAACATTAATTTTCATTAAAAGAACATCGTAATATTTTATCTGTGTTCCATCAACCATACTTGCGTCGATGGGAGTACGGTTTTGATCTACATCTTCAAGAAGGGCTGGTTGATAACCAATAGCGAGATACTTACCAAGGTTACCAGCTACATAATTCTTGTAGTTCACCCAACGGAAACGGAGAGCCTTGTCTTTCGGCTTTGGATTTAGGATATCAATGATTTTAAATGGTGCTGCTTTAATTTCATCCATATGCATAATCATTGATTCATCTAACTTTTCTAAATCTATCTCTGTCGCAGGAGCAGCAGTTTTACTAGAAACTTTCGATGCTTTCTTCTTTTCTTGATTTCTACCAACTGATATTTGTTCAGTAGCGGGAACAAAACCACCAGCAAGGTTCTCGTAAAACTCATCAGAATGTACTGACATTGATATTGGTCGTTCTTTTTCTTGTACTGATTCTGGAGGATCAGGAAATGTTGGGCCTTTGTTAATATCTTCCGCTTGCGCTGCCTGTACTGATTCTATAGTAGACTCTCCATCAACTTCTTTAAATTCATTAATTTCTCTTGTATTGAAATTTTCTTTCTCCGCAGAATCTACAAGAGCAGCGGTCATAGAATCAAGAATTTCATCTGTTATCTCTGGTTGCAGATCTTGCTTGACTTCTTGATTAATATCTTGACCAGATTCTTTATTAACTTCTGATTCTTTATTCTTACCTAGTTTTGGCATAAATTATTTAACCCCCGTCAATGCGCCAGCACGGCGACCTTCTTCTTCTTTTTCCATATCTTCGCCTTGCTTAATCCACTCTTCATCTGTCATACCGAATTTACGAGCCATAACTTGTTCTTTTTCGCTAAGTTTTGTCTTATCGACATTCTCAGAAGTACTATTACCTACAGCTCCAGTATTACCAGACCCACCACCAGAACCAGAGTGAACAAGATTAAATTTGCCATCTTTCTTATTAGTATCCTGAATAATCTCATCGTGATGTTTACCCAAGATCATATCATGTATCTGTTGAAGAGCGAGGGCTGGGTCAGTATTATACTGCGCCATCTTCTCAGGCGGATATTTCTTCCATTCTTCTGTTATCTCCGCTAGAAGAGTAGGATTCCGCATACCACGAAGAGTTCTAACACCCTCTTTCCATGCCATATCCCGTGACATTTTCTTAAATTCCACGGCAGCAGCGACAACTACGCCGTTGGTCTTCTTATTGACGTAGCCGACGGGATCAGTAAGAAATTGAGTCTGGTCATCTATGACTTC